TAACAACATGATACAAATACACTACACCAAAATAATGCCCATAGGCACGACACAATACTACGACCAAACCGAGGAGGACTACCGCACACTAGGCACCACGATGCTGAACGTGTTGGGCAGGATGCTGGAGAGGCAGAATGAATTTACCAAGACACGTCACTGGAAGAAATACGTGGACCTGCTGGGATCAGAGGTCAAGTATGCCCAAGGACAGTACCTGTGGAACCCCAGCGTGTTCTGCCTCACGTCACAACTGATGAGCCAGTTCTACACACCCATGGGATCAAACACAGCGGCCCGTTTCAGCGTGCCCCAGGTCAACAACTACAACACCACCATCGCTAGGATAGTGGCAATCAGGACACGTCTGTTGAGTGCCACCGGTAGCAACATAAAACCAGCCCGCACCTTCCAGATACAGATGGTGCCCGCGGCACCCAAGACCAATGACCAGTTTGACAAACTGTTCAAGAAAGAGGACAAGAACAATGACGGAAAATGAAAAACACAAACAGGACCAAAACATGTTCGTGAGGGCAATAATCGAAACACAACAACAACAGGAGATCTATGAAAGACGCAAAAGGAAACAACAAGAGGCAGAAGCCAAAAACAATAAAACAAGAGCAGACCAGGTTGAGGCAACTGCTGAACGAACTACACCAGGACGAGACACCCGAGGTAAGTGCTGGGAGCAGACAGAGGGCAGAGGACATTCTGAACCTGATAAGATCTAGGACAGCGGAGAGCCGTGCCAAGAAGTTCCTGGACCACTTTTTTGATTATATCTCTAAAAAGATATAATTAATAGTAACACGGTGATTACGTATATACTCCTTTCACTGTGTTACTCTAAAGGCTGTGCGTGTGTTTCTATCTAGTTGCCATGCTACAATACCACGCACAGTTAAAACACACCCCCAATCAAACATTATAAATACCCTGCGTGACGCTGACATACAAACGTGCTCGTATCAGCGTCCGCATAAAACTAACAGAAAAACAAAGGAAATCATCAAATGAAACAGACATTAACAGACCAAGAACTCTCAATCATAGCCAACATCATAGACGTGGCCACACAGAAGGGCATATTCCGTGCCGCTGACATGACCACGGTTGGAGAATTATTCAACAAGATCACATCAATGTTACCAAAACCAGAGGCCAAGGAAGATGGCAAAAAAATAGGGTAGAGGAGCAGTGGCTCGAGATACTCAAACAGTTCGCTGACGGCTACTGGGGCAAGGAGTTGGACGAGGCACATCAACTGTTCGACACCCAATATCCAGACCGCGATGACAAGGACTACATCAAGAAGACCACGTTCATCGACAATGCCAAGCGTGCCAAACTACAGATGCTGAAGTATCTGGCACAGGCCGCTAGCGGTGCCGTACACCCCACTGGTGAAAACAAACAGGAAGAGAAGCAACAGGCCGCTAAACTCATAGACATGGCCCAACAGAGGCTACAGAAAAAGAATGACTAATGGAGCAGAAGTTATCATTCAAGGTGTTCCTGGACACGTTAAACATAGTCAGTAATCAGACCACACCCGAAGTACACCAAGAGATAGCGGACTGGTTGGAGGAGACCGACCACGAGCCGCGTAGGATACTACAGGCATTCAGGCACGTGGGCAAGAGTTACCTGATGGGTGCCTACGTGTGTTGGAAACTGCTCAATGACCCCAACTGGACCTGCCTGCTGATATCGGCCAAGCGTAACCTGGCCCTGCGTAACTCCCTGTACATCAGGAACATGATCGAGAACCATCCCCTGCTACAGCACATGAAGTCAGACCTGTTCACCTGGAAGTCAGAGACATTCACTGTTGACAGGCCCATACTACAGTTGAACCCATCAGTGACGGTGAGTTCACTGGGTGCGTCATTCACGGGCTTCCATGCCACCATGGTTATCGCTGACGACATCGAGACATCTGACAACGTCATAACGATGGACCAGCGTGAGCGTAACAAGGAGAGGGTGGCAGAGTTTGGTAAGTTATCAAACCAGATCCTGATGTTCGGCACACCGCACCACGAGGAGACCATATACAATCACCTAGAGGACGTGGGCTACAAGATGAAAAAGATTCCAATACTGCGTACACGGGAAAAGAGATTACCAGACAGCACTGTGGAACAGGAGGAGTACCTGGCATGGCCTGATCACCCGGAAGGCATGTTCACCTACAAGTGGTTGGACCAACAGAGGTTGGAGACCACGGAGGGGGACTTCAACTCACAGTACATGCTGATACCACAGACCACATTCCAACCCTTGGTACAGTTAGAGAACATCAAATACTACAGCGACGAACTACAATGGAGCAGTATATCGCAACCTTTCGGGGGATATGTGACCAGTTGTAAACTAGGAAAACACAACATAGAGCGGATATGCGGGGCCTGGGACAGTGCCTCTGGGCTCAAGGGACGTGACAACTCTGTTCTGTCAATCTGTGCGAGGGACAGCGAGGGTAACACCTTCATACATGACGTGGTCGTGTTGAGTGCCGTTGACGTGGAGACAAAGAGTTTCACCAACCAGTGCCGAGAGATAATCCATGCCTGTGCCTATCACAAGATATCACACGTGTACGTGGAAGAAAACTTCTCCAGTGCGTTGGCCAATGAGTTGAGACGTGTTGCCAGGGAGATGAAAACGATGGTACAGGTGGTGCCTACATTCAGGACCAAGAACAAGATGGTGTTCATAGCACAGACGCTGGAGCCCATAATCAAGATCGGTCGTATGTTCGTACACGAGCGTGTGCGAGACAAGACACCTTTTATGGATGAATTACAAGCGTTTCCGCGTAGCAAACAGGATGACTGTATTGACTCGGTCAGTGAAGCGATAAGCCACTTGCCTGAATTGGCCGTAGATGTGAGCAAGGTGGCCAAGGTTTATAACCC